ATCATTCTTGCTAGTGAGGTTGAGGCTAAATCATCAAAAAAGGAGTTAATAATCCCCGAAAAGAAGTCGATACTCACTATTTCTGGGGTCACAAAGGAATCAAGTGAGGATACAAGAAGTGACACAGAGAGTGCAGATGTGGACTTTCTTTATATCTTGGGGCCTCGTGGTATTGCTATCTCGGCTAATGACTGGAGTGGACTAACCAAACATGGCTGTGGCTCGTGTGCTTGTGACTTAGATATTAAAGATAGTTTCGATGTAGAATGGATGGGGGATAATAAAGATCAACCTGTCTGTGGTTCATGTTTTGCAGGAATGTATGGTAAAGGTAATAAAGACAAGGTACATTAAACTAGTCTAGACTAGATTCGAGGAGGTTGTATGAAAATATTATTAATGATTATAGGTGTCTGTTTAGATATATGGTTATATGTCTTATTAATCATGGCCTTATTAAAATATGTATATGGAGGATAATATGCAACGACGAAGATTAAGACAGAGAGTACCACAATTCCGTATCTTACCTTATAAGATGGGAAGTAAGGGAGCTACTCTATTAGCAGAAGGATTACGTATGGAAGGAGAGAAATGCTTTAAGGTATTTCCTAACCGAGCATATATCCCCCGACCCCTCCATACTATCATCAACTGGGGCTCTGGAGATGCCCCTAATTGGGACGTAGGGGATGCTACTATGCTAAACCATCCATATTATGTACGGGGAGCCTCTAACAAGCTCACAGCCTTTCAGATGATGAAAGAGGCAGGGGTATCCATACCAGAGTTTACAACAGATAGTGATGTAGCAAGAGGGTGGGTACGGAATGATGAGAAAGTAGTATCTCGTTATAAGTTACAAGGACATAGTGGAGATGGTATTGAGATAAGTGGTGATTATGACACATTCATACATCGTCCTCGCCCACCTCTATATGTAAAATACATAAAGAAACAAGATGAATACCGTGTACATGTATTCAACGGTAACGTAATTGATATTCAACAGAAAAGAAAGAAGCGGGAGATAGATAATGAAGAAGTGGATTACAAAGTACGGAGCCACGATAATGGATGGGTATTTTGTAGGGATAATCTTAACCCTCCTCCGAGTATTAGCAGTGATGCTACATCTGCTATGGCTGCTCTTGGCCTTGACTTTGGAGCTGTTGATATCATTTGGAACAACCATCAGCAAAAGAGTTATGTCTTGGAAGTCAATACTGCTCCGGGATTAGAAGGAACAACATTAACAAAGTACGTAAATGCAATTAAACAATCAATCAGATAGGAGTAAAAAAAATGAGTCAATTTCATAATTTTAAAACACCACACGGTTCTGTATATTTTAACGTAGCACAGATGCATGGGTGTTGTGGTACTACTGTAATTTATGATGTAGGTTTCAGAAATGTTTCAGATGCTGATAAATTATATCAATATTTCCATGATGAAATTATCTTTGGTGGGGAAGATTTATCAGAGGCTAAACAGGACGGTAGATTTGTATCAGCAATAAATAGAGATAATGATAAGTGGTTAGTTAATAAATTTATCTTAACAGATGCAAAACGTAGTAAAACTGCAAACTCAATTTATAACTTCTGTCATTCAGTAGGTGCTCACTATGGAACAGTAACTCATAACCCTAATAGTGGTAATAAAGTACAAGTCTTTGAACTATCACGTCCTAAAGATAAATATCTTAGTAAGCATGGTCGTTATGTATCACAAGAAACAGGTGTACAAACTCCATAAAAATCAATACCTTAACAAATAAATAGAAAATAAATTGAACTTATTGGATATTTAGTTGTCCAAAACCTATTAAATAATACAGGAGATTAAATACATGACAAGAAATAATAATTCACGAGGGACACCTTGGTATGATTATGCTAGAGCATATGGTGTAGCTGATCTACGTGGATCAGCACAATTATCTACTCAATCTCCTACAATACAAGAGGAAAGGAAAAAAGATATGAATAAAAAAGAAGTAGAACAAACAGAAGCACAGAAGTTAAATCCTGAGGAAGCCTATTGGGCATTCAGAACAGAGAATGGTGCAGTAAGATATCAACATAATGGTTTACCATCTTGTTGTGGTATTATTGTTATCCATAAATTATTCTTTGGTAATATTAAGGAAGGTATGAAGAAAGAGTTCTATAAAGAGTTTGAAGAACACCTACGTAAAATATCAGGAGTAAATGAATTAGATGGTGATTGGGATATGGATCGTGGTGTACTTATGATGAGTGATGCAGTAGGTGGGGAACAGAATCAAAAGGGCGGTACTAGCCCCTGTATCTATGATATGTGTACAACATTAGGATGGGATATTAGTAATGAATATTATAATCCACGTTCAGGTAATAAGGTAGTAACCTTTATGACAGCAAGAGAGGCTTATGGTGACGCATTACAATATCCTTTAGAAAAAAGTAAATGGGCAAAACAATTTGGAGTAGAAGTATAATGAATAAGATACAATATAGAGTAATTAAAGTAAATTCACGTGGAGAGATCATAACTAATGTTGTTTCCAGAGATACATTAATAGAAGCAGAAACAGTAATTAATAATTATCTCAAAACTAATCCTAGTAGTATATATGAAATACATAAGGTTATCCCATTAGTACAGATTAAACGTAAAGTAATACCTATTGAAACTGAAATAATTAACTTAGATCTTGATAACAAAGAAGAGGAGAATAAAGTATAATGGATAAATTAATACATATGGGTGGAGATCAATTAGAAAAGGTACGTGTCTTTGTATATGGTTCTTTAAAGAAAGGATTTGGTAATCATCCTTATCATTTAAGTAAGGCAAATATGATTGGTGAGGCAGAGACATTACCACAGTATTCTTTATTCTCTTTAGGTTCATTTCCTGGAGTCATTAAAGGTGGTGTTACCTCTGTACAAGGTGAGTTATATGAGGTAGATCGTGAAGAACTACGTAGTCTTGATCAACTAGAAGGACATCCGGGTTTCTACCAACGAGAAGTTATTGATACTAGTGAGGGTGAGGCTTGGATCTATCTCTTACCAGAAGATAAGTACAAAGGGTATGAAGTGATTGAGTCAGGAATCTGGGGTAACTAGTCTAGACTAAGTTTATAGGAGGTTGTATGGAGGATAATGAATCAGTATTCCCATGTAGTTTAATAATGTGGGTATACTATAATACAGGTAGTAGGTTTAGATTTCTAGTAAAGTTATCTAATTGGTACTATAGTAAGGTAATTTAAGAGGGAAGGATAATGAATGAAGAATATGAAGAAAAGACATATGTAGTACGATGTACACATTGTGAAAGGGATGTACTCCATGCAGCAGATACAGGGGAACCTATCCTAGAAGAGAGTTGTGGGGATATGAATTGTGAGCTACTATCATCAGCACGTAATGGTGGAGATCCTGAGCCTTTAGATTTTAACAATGATGGGGGGTGTTGATATGAAAATATATATAGTACTTTATTCTTTAAAGTCTGGAGATATAGATATTGCACTCTTTGATAATTATAAAGAAGCTAGCGATTTCCATATGAATGAAACTACTTCATTTTCACTTAAAAGTAGAATACTAAATGAAATGATGCAATGAGTAAAGAATTCAAAGAGAGTGGAACAAACATAGGCCATGAAGCATGTATTAAATGTAGTAGTAGTGATGCTATGGCCTTATACGAGCATGAGGATGGGTCTGTAGATGGGTATTGTTGGTCATGCGATACTTACATCTCAGATCCTATGGGGGAAGAAAAGGTTATGAAAAAGAATGAGAAAGCGGATGTATCATCCTATGAGAATGTAGAGGATATCTTAAAGTATCCTATGAGGGAATTAACCAGTAGAGGTATATCCTTAGATGCAGCACAGAAGTATGGTGTACGAGTAAGTACAAATCAAACTACAGGAGAGATTGATGCCCACTACTACCCATATGTAAAGAACGGGCGAGTAGTTGGTTATAATAAAAGAAGTTTACCAAAGTCATTCCATGCAGTAGGGGATAGGAAAGATCCTACCTTATTTGGACAACATCTCTGTGGTAATGGTGGTAAGTTATTAGTAATTGTAGAAGGAGAATTAGATACCTTAGCTGCTTATGATATGTTTAGGCAGAAGGGTAAAAAGTATAGAGTAGTTGGCCTACCTACTGGAGCTAATGCAAAGGCGATTCGATCAAACTTAGAATGGATTGAAAAGTTTGAGACAGTAATCTTAGCATTAGACCAAGATGAAAAGGGACAGGAGGCTAAGGATATCATAAGCAATCTAATCAGTAATGGAAAGGTTAAAATCGCTTCATTCTCTGAGAAAGATCCTAATGAGATGTTAGTGAAAGGAAAAGTAGAAGAGTTCTTTAGTGCAATAATGAACGCTGCTGAGTACAGACCTGATGGGATTGTAAGTATTGATGATATCTTTGAGCAGGCAGTTAAGCCTGTAGAATGGGGACTCTCTTGGCCTTGGCCTAAGTTGACTGAATTAACATTCGGCAGACGTAGGAAAGAGTTATATGGGCTAGGAGCAGGTACGGGGACTGGTAAAACTGAGTTGTTTAAGGAAGTAATAGACCATATCTTAGATACAGAAGACAGTCCCGTAGGACTCCTATTCTTAGAAGAGGAACCAGCTATGACAGCTAAGATACTAGCTGGAAAGAGCGTTAATAAAACATTCCATATTCCAGATAGTGGATGGAAGCAGGAAGAACTAGTGGGTGCCCTTAATGGTATGAGAGGAAGGGTATTTTTATATGACCATTGGGGGAGTAAGGATTATGAAACTCTTCGTGCAAAGATACGATATATGGTTGTTACATTAGGGATTAAGGATGTATTCTTAGATCACCTTACTGCATTAGTAGCAGAAGAACCAGATGAGAATAAGGCATTAGGCCGTATCATGGCTAATCTAGCAGCTCTGACGCAAGAGTTAGATTTTACCTTATATTTTATATCACATTTAACAACACCGTCTGGTACTCCTCATGAAGAGGGGGGACGGGTAACATCTAGTCAATTTAGGGGGAGTCGTGCAATTGCGTTCTGGGCGAATTACCTATTTGGACTAGAGAGGAATCAACAAGCAGATGATCCAGAAGAACGCCACACCACTACCTTCCGAGTATTGAAGGATAGGTATACTGGTAGAGCAACAGGAGAGGTATTCTATATGGGTTATAATCATGAAGAAGGGCGATTCTATGAAAGAGAGGAGCCTCCAGTTAAAGTAGAGGAGAGTGAATTCTAATGGGGGATATGTCAGATTATTACCTTGAGATGGAAATGTATCCTGAGTGGGATAGGATATATGATCCTCCTAAAAGGCAGAAGTATCCTAAGGATAAAAGGTCTTTAGAGTTAGCTAATACCCTAAAGGGATTACTTAAACAAAGAGGTCTTATAGTCCGTATTAACCAAGCAGCTAGTGGTTCATGTTATATTACTTTTACTGACGATAGGATTGGTCAATGTAGGGTTGGTAATCATGAAGAGTTAGGAAGGTTAGGGTATAGATGGCATGTTAGGTGGGATATTAAGGAGAGATATGTCAATAAGGATAAAGGACATAATCAATTCATATATCCATCTAATGAGTTAAGAGATTTAGTATCCCATATCTATAATTATTATCAGAAGATATTAGGAACAGGAGATGAATTTAAATGCGTTTAGTATTTGATTGTGAAACAAACGGTTTACTAGATGAGGTTACTCAAATTTGGTGTATTGTTGCAAAGGATATTGATCAACCAGACAATGCACTATATTACTTCCAACCAGATGATATAGCTGTTGGATTAGAATTTTTATTAGAAGCAGAGGTGTTAATTGGTCACAATATTATCGGGTATGATATACCTGTATTTAAGAAATTCCATCCTTTTGAATATACTGGGGAACTTATTGATACATTAATTGTCTCAAGGTTACAATGGCCTGATAGGCCAAGCCCTAAAGAATATAAGGGGAGAGCACCTCATAGTGTTGAGGCTTGGGGGCATAGGTTAGGTTTCCATAAGCCAGAACATAATGATTGGACACAGTTTAGTCCTGAGATGTTACATAGATGTAAGGAGGATGTACTGGGGACTGAGAAGATTTATAATGCTTTATTAGAGGAGAGAAAGAGATGATGCCAATAGATGTTTTATTCTTAGCTAATGTTATGGAAAGAGTAGTTAATAAAACTCCTAAAATGGGGTTTGAAGGAGCTATGGGGTTCATGATAATGGAACTAAGAACTGGAGTTAAAGAATATCAAAATGGAAATCAAAAGGCACTTACTATGGATAATGTTAAATCAGGAAGAGTAAGAGGAGATAGAAAATGATATACTATGCAGTATATACAATATTATATATAGAACCAGTTATGAAGGTGATATGGGTATGAAGTTAATTATAGCCGGGAGCAGGACACTTAATGAGGTAGGGTTAATAAGTGCTGTTATTGAAAGGAATGATATCTTATTAGATATTAAAGAAGTTGTATCAGGGTGTGCCAAAGGTATTGATACAGCAGGTGCAGAGTGGGCAGCTATTCATGGTATTACAATAAAATCATTCCCAGCAGATTGGAATAAATTTGGAAGATCTGCTGGTTATATACGAAATTCAGAGATGGCTAAATATGGAGATGCATTATTAGCTATTTGGGATGGTCATAGTAAGGGGACTCTTAATATGATTACTACTATGCAGAAACTTGAGAAGCCTGTATATATTATGGAGGTCTATTATAAATGAAAAGTAGACAAGAGAAAGCTAATGAGATACGTGATTTGATAACACAAATTAATGCTCGTGTTGCTGAATTACAGGAAGACGGATATAGTGTTGTATTTAGTATAAGAGACTCTCAGGTAGCGTGGGATATCATAGGTAAAATAAGAGATGTTAAAATAACTAGAGTATCATCACTATAATGGCTAACTGGGAGGAGAGTCTATACATAGAAACGAGAGTCGCACAAATAATCTCCCAACAAGAACAGAATGGTTGGTTGTTTGATAGCGAGTTAGCTAGGAGACACGTCGACTCATTAGATAAGATAACAGGAGAATTATATGATAAGATCACACAGGGATTCGGGCCTGTCAGGGACACGAAGAAGAGAACGTGCGTTCGACCGTTTGCAAAGGAAGGTGGTTATGCTGCAAAGGTCACTAAACTCCTACAGGGAGATGAATTACCTATTGGAGGCCCGTTTACATACATTAGAGGTAAGCTCTCAGAAAAGGGATGGGTTGCAGATAACTTACTTTCCAGAGGATGGAAGCCAACCATATTTACAGAAAAAACCGGACAACCAAAGCTAACAGAGGAGGGTGAACCAGTCCAATCTCTATTAGATATGGAGGACAGTATAGGTAAGGACTACAGTGATTGGCTTACGTATGAAAAGAGACGAGCTACTATCATGAATAGGACGAATGATAAGAGGGGGTGGTTGAATAATGTACGAGAAGATGGTAGAATACCTGCCTATGCTAATAGTTGTGGTACTAATACTGGGCGTATGCGGCACAGCCTCGTTGTTAATGTCCCTAAAGCCTCTAAAGGAATCTTGTTCGGGAAAGAAATGCGGGAGTTGTTTACAGTGCCGGAGGGAAAGGTACTTATCGGGCACGACGCAAGCGGACTGGAGGCAAGAATCACAGGACACTACCTCAACGACAAAGGACTAATATACAATCTTATAAACGGTAACTCTAAAGATGGTACTGATTTCCACACCCAAATATGGAATCCTATTAGAGATTTTATTAAGGATAGGGATGAAGCCAAGACAGTAGAATATGCCTTGATATATGGGGCTAGTGATAAGAAGTTAGGATCTATAGCATCATATAATCCTAAGAACTGGGGACATAGTAAACTAGGCAAAGAGATACGTAGACGTATTATGGAGAGTATGCCAGCATTAGGTGAGTTGACAGATAGGGTTAAGAAGGCTTCTGAGAGGGGCTACTTGATTGGATTGGATGGTAGGAAGTTATATACTAGATCATCCCACAGTGCCTTAAACGTCCTCTTCCAAGGTGCTGGAGCCATAGTAATGAAGAAGAGTATGATATTATTAGATGATTGGATCAAAGAGGAGGGTTGGACTAGTGAAGAATACTTAAAAGTAGGAGACTTTCACGATGAGGCTCAGGCCGAAGTGAAAAATAATAAAGAAATAATTGAACTTTATTCCGATTTAGCTGTCAAATCAATAAGACAATCAGGAGAGCACTTTAATTTAAGATGTCCTCTTGATGCAGAAGCTATAGTTGGAAGTAATTGGGCAGAGACCCACTAAATAGAGGAAATAAACAGATGGTAATTCAAGGTAAAGCAATGTGGTGTGCAGTACAAGCACCAAACGATAAGTTCCCACCACCAGTATATGTGGTAGACTTAGTAGTTGATGAATCTAATGCAGCTACATTACGTGCAGCAGGTATTGAAGTCAAAGATAAGGATGGTGTACTTAGTGTCAAAGCTAAACGTAAACAATTCCGTAAGGATGGTACATTAAATACTAAACCTAATTGTGTTGATGCACAGAAGCGTCCATTCGAGGCATTGATTGGTAATGGCAGTCTAGTTAATCTACAAGTAAACCCTTTCGATTGGGAATTTGCAGGTAAGACAGGTCGTTCATTAGACTTCGTAGGTATCCAAGTATTAGAACTTGTAGAGTTCTCAGGTACTAGTGATGAGTTTGAAGCATCAGAAGTAGCACCAGATGTAGCTGATGGTCAATTTGACGATGAGTTCTAAAGATACACAGGTTGGTGGAACACATTACCAATTCCCTATACAACCTATAGATTATATCGTAAAGAATGATCTAGGGTATAGGGAAGGGAATGTTATCAAATATGTAACAAGACATAAGTTGAAGGGTAGTGGAAAGGAAGACCTTACTAAGGCGATTCACTACTTAGAGATGATTATAGAGGAGTATAATGAAGATGGAAGTAATCCATGATACAGAACATTATCAAGTAGAATTACACACTGATGATGAGAATGGTGAGTGGTATTGGATTGTTAGTAAGGAATATGGTCTTGCTGAGAGTAAGGAGAGTTTAAAACCTCAAGCATTAGTATATTGTGAACAGTTTAATATCTTATTACAACAAGAGACACATAAAACTATCGCTGAGAATATGGTAAACGGTATGGCAGAAGAAGCCTTACAAGTTTATGCCTTTGGTGATGTTGAACATTAAATAAGATGCATCGGTGATCTGGCATCGTCAGGGTTTCGAGCACACAAATCCTTCCAGACTTATTTTAATAGAGAGGAATAAAGATATGAGTGAAGATACAAAAGAAGAAGCATGTTGTGAAGATGAAACATGTAAAGGTAATGATGGGGAGCAAGAAGTAATCTATTCTAACGATGGTTATCGTGTAGAGAAGATTTCATTACAGACAGGTATGGATCAATATCAATACTTATATGGTGTATATAGTAATACATATGGTGTATTGGAACTTGAGACTCCTATTCTAGCTAAGGCACTTAATAGTGCTGATGAGTTAGAGGCTGCTGTTAATGCATTCTTCCAAAGTAAGTCCTTTGATGTTAAGTCCGACTCGGTAATTGAGTCAGCTTAATGAAGGTCTTAATCGACGCGGATATAATTGTATATTCTTGTGGCTTTAGTGCTGAGAAACCCATCTGGCGTGTAGTGGTTGAGGGGTCAGTATTGGCCTCTTTCCGTTATAAGAAGGAGTTAGATGAATGGGTATCTTCTGTAGGGTTAGTTGACTATAAGGCCGTTAAGGATGCTGAGGTTGGCCCTGTAGCCCATGCTTTAGGTAATGCTAAGGAGTTAATCAAGAAGATATTGTTACGTACTGGAGCTGATGAGTATCAGTTGTATCTAACAGGTAAGGGTAATTTCAGGGATGAGATTGCTACCATTAAACCTTATAAGGGGAATAGAGATTCATCTCATAAACCACATCATTACGATAGTCTTATACGTTATCTCACTGAGAACTGGGGAGCTATTACTGTAGAAGGGATAGAGGCAGATGATGCTATGTCTACTGAGCAGATGAGATGTCATATAGGTAGTTTATCCGCTGAATTTGGAATTACTAAGTACTTATTTGAAGAGTTAAAAAACTTCGGTACTACATGTATAGCTACTATTGATAAAGATTTAGATATGGTTCCCGGTTGGCATTATAACTGGAATAAGGATGTTAAGTATTTTATTGATGAAGAGACTGCTATAACTTGGTTCTATGCACAGTTAATAATGGGGGATCAAACAGATAACATACAAGGTATCCCCGGAGCTGGTAAGGCTAAAGCTAAGAATACACTAATGTCTTGTGACACAGAAGAGGATATGTATTGGGCTGTACTTGATTTATATCAAGCCTATTATAGTACACTAGGTATGAAACCTATGACAGCGTTGCTGGAGAATGCTCGGTTACTTTGGATGAGACGAGAGGAGGGAGTAGATTGGAATCCCCCTTGTTAATAATCTCTCCTTTGAGAGTACCACAATCACAAAAGAAAGACTTTATACTTAATCTAAATAACTATAGGAACACACACTTTAGATCTCTGAATACAACTAAGATAAACTATAAGTTAGCTGTAGAACCACAGATTAGAGAACTTCCTACATTTGATCAGATTAAAGTACACTATACTGTATACCCTGCTTCTAAAAGAAGAACTGATTTAGGTAATGTAGTATCAGTACATAAGAAATATTTTGAGGATGCTTTAGTAGAATTTGGTAAGATACCAGATGATGATTATACGCATATAGTTTTTAATTCAGAATCTTTTGGAGAAGTAGATAGGGAGAATCCAAGAGTAGAAATTGAGATAAGGGAAGTAAGTTATGATACAACTGACTAAAACAGAAGCCCTCTATATAGAGGAAGTACTGCAGGAGGTATTATCTATGGTACAGAATGAAGAAGTATTAGAAAGTGCTGAGGAAGTAGAGGAAGCATTAAATATAATTAGGTCATGTAATACCTACTCAGAAGAAGAGATGATTACATTAGAAGAAGGATATACAGAAGAGGCTGTTAGGGCTGAGGAGATGTTAAATGAAGTTAAATAAGGATAAAATATTAGAGAATATTGTAGGGTTTAGTATTGGAAGTATATTAATATTAGTAATGTTAATTGTAACTAAATTTGCTATTATGTTCTTATTTAATATAAATCAGGCGGTGTGTTAATGAATAATACATTAATTATATCAGACACACATTTCCCCTATGAACATCCAGATACATTTGATTTCTTAGAAGCATTAGCTTGGGCTTATGATATTAAAGAAGTTAAACATACTGGTGATATGGTAGATAATCATACTGGTTCTTATCATGAGATTGAGTATGGTTGCTTATCCCCTAAAGAGGAGCATGAACAAGCAAAGGAGAAGATCCAACGTCTATATAAGATGTTCCCAGATATGAATGTTATCATTGGTAATCATGGGAGTATGAGTTACCGAAAGGCTAAGACAGCAGGTATTCCAGAAGATCATCTAAAATCCTATAATGATATGTACGATGTAGATTGGAACTGGATGGATAAGGATTACTTTAAGGTTGATGAATATGGCTCATGTTTACTTGTACATACTATGGGTGCTAATACCCTTAGCAACTCTCGCAACCACTCACACCATTCGATTCAAGGCCACCATCATGGTCGCTTTGGTATTGAGTTCTTTGGTGATACTGAGGTACTTAGATGGAGTATGACATGTGGTTGTTTGATTGATCCACACCACCCTGCATTTAATTATGGAAGTAAGGCTACGTTAAATAGACCTATTATAGGTTGTGGTGGTATTATTGATAATGAACCTAGACTCTTTAGGATGCAACTTAAATCTAACGGTAGATGGGATGGTAAGGTATGAATAAGAAAGAGAACCCACCATTACATCCAGATGATTATTGGCCTCCACTAACTCATGAAAAATATCAATCACAATTAAAGAAGTATAATGATTGGTTGGAGAAAACAAAATGACAGCAGATGTAGTAGACTTTAATGACTATAAGTATACTAGGATAGCAAAAGAGTTTGTACGATTAAGAAATGAGAGTCCCTCTGCAGCAGCACAGTACGCAAGGGAACAAGTACCTGCTGAGAAGTTCTCAGTACTATCTAAGTATATTGAATTAGAATTAATTAAGATAGGGGAATTTGAACCCCATGAGGAGTGATAATGAGTTTTGAAGGAACATCAAATCCTATGTATAGCCAATACATACATACAAGTAGATATGCTAGATGGCTACCAGAAGAGAATAGGCGTGAGTCTTGGGAAGAGACTGTTACAAGATATACAGACTTCTTCTATAGTAAGATTATAGAGGGAGATATTGGGTTCAAAGGTTCAGCTAAGGAAAGAGATTCTATCTTTGGAGAATTACGAGAGAATATACTTAACTTAGAAGTTATGCCCAGTATGCGTACTCTAATGACAGCAGGCGATGCTCTAGAAAGAGATAACGTGGCAGGATATAACTGTGCTTATGTTGCAGTAGATAATCTAAAGGTATTCGATGAGGCTATGTTTGTACTGATGTGCGGTACTGGTGTAGGTTTCTCTGTAGAGAGACAATATATCAATAAGTTACCTGAGATAGCGGAGGAATTCCATGACACAGATACCACCATCACCGTCGCTGATTCAAAAATTGGATGGGCTAAATCATACAGAGAGATGTTGTCGATGTTATGTAGCGGGCAAATTCCCAAGTGGGATGTGTCTAAGGTGCGTCCAGCGGGAGAACCTCTTAAAACATTTGGAGGTAGAGCTTCAGGGCCTCAACCCTTAGTAGATTTATTTGAATTTTCAATAGAGGTGTTTAAGAATGCAGCAGGTAGAAAACTCACAAGTATCGAATGTCACGACCTTATGTGTAAAGTTGCGGACATTGTTGTGGTTGGTGGGGTTCGTCGGAGTGCTCTTATTAGTTTATCTAATCTTACAGATGAACGGATGCGAGTCGCTAAATCAGGACAATGGTGGGTGGATAACCCGCAGCGAGCTCTTGCGAATAACTCAATAAGTTATACAGAAAAACCTGATATGGGCATATTCTTAAAGGAGTGGGCAGCATTATATGAAAGCAAAAGCGGAGAACGTGGTATCTTCAACAGAGAAGCGGCTAAAAGAAGTGCTGCAAGATCTGGACGAAGAGATGTTGATCATGAGTTCGGCACTAATCCTTGTTCGGAAATATTACTTAGATCCAAACAATTCTGTAACTTGTCAGAAGTTGTTGTACGAAGCACTGATACATTCGAGGATCTTAAACGAAAAGTTAGAATTGCTACAATACTTGGAACACTTCAAAGTACCCTCACAAACTTCAGATATTTGAGTAGTGTGTGGAAACGTAATACAGAAGAGGAGCGTTTATTAGGTGTTAGCTTGACTGGTATTATGGATCACCCTGTATTGAGTGGAAGTTGGAATGATGTAGGATTAGCAGCAGGATTCCAAGATGAAAAAATACCATATACATTAACAGATATATTAAATGAATTAAAGGAGATATCAATTGAAACTAATAAAGAATGGTCTGAAAAACTGGGAATCCCTCAGTCCACAGCAATCACTTGTGTTAAGCCTAGCGGCACTGTGTCTCAGCTTGTTGATTCATCCAGCGGTATTCATCCTCGGTATAGTGAGTATTATGTGCGTACTGTCAGACAAGATAAGAAAGACCCTCTCGCAGACTTACTCATCAGTCAAGGATTCCCTTACGAAGATGATGTAATGAAACCAGACAGTACTTATGTCTTCTCTTTCCCTATGAAGGCTCCTACTGGGAGTGTGATGAGGGACGATAGAAGTGCTATTGAACAATTAGAGTTATGGAAGATATATCAGGAGGCATGGTGTGAACATAAACCATCAATTACTGTTTATGTTAAAGAAGATGAATGGTTTGAGGTTGGAGCGTGGGTCAACAAATACTTTGATTCAATTTCAGGGGTATCATTTTTGCCCCACAGTGAACACTCTTATAAACAGGCTCCTTATCAAGAGATCTCAGAACAAGAGTATAATGAACTCAAGGAAGCTATGCCTAAGGAGGTAGATTTTACAGCCTTAATAGAACATGAAAAGGAAGATACCACTACTGGTATGAAAGAATATGCATGTACTGGAGGTGCCTGTGAAATATTATAAAGACTTAAAAGAAAATATATATAGTGTAGTGTTAGCATTGGGATTGATTATATCAGTCTCATATAACCTACAACAGTCTAATACTAATGAGGTATTAGAGAGGGAAGTTGCATCCTTAAAGAGTGAATTGGTTACAACTGATTCAACCCTTGCTAAACATAGGAAGAGTAGACCTGCTGTTGTATCATGTGCTAATAACCAAGCAGACTATATTAATGCTTTGATTAATATGGAGAAGGAGTATAAGATGCCTAATGGTATACTGCAGAATATCGCATACCACGAAAGCAGATACAATCCAAATGCTGTATCTCACGCTGGTGCTATTGGTATTATGCAGATTCACCCAAGGTGGCATAAAGGGGTAAATGCATATGATCCATATGAATCTATTAAGTATGGGGCTAAGTACTTACAGTCTTTATATGATAGATTCGAGAACTGGGAGATGGCCTTAGCAGCTTGGAATTGGGGACAAGGTAATCTAGCCAAACACTCATTCCGTAAGGCTCCATTGGAGACAAGGAACTTCATTAAGAATGTTATGACAGGAGTAGTTACATGAGTACCGAGGAAGAGATGGAAAAAGCAAAAAAGGACTTACTAATCTATGGTATAATGGTAATACGTCGAACAGAAGATGGAGGGGTTGAACGAGTATACCCACCAGATATACTTATAGATTTTCCAGAGGTAGTTGAATTATGAGTCTAAGTAGGAAACAACGTGACTTTTCAGCAGCCCTATTCTCTTTTGGAGTATGGTTGTATGAAGAAGGATATGAAGTAACACTAGGGGATGCTTATGCCACTGATGGTCATAAGGATGGATCATTCCATTATAAACGATTAGCTATTGATTTGAATCTATTTATTGATGATGAGTACCAAACAACTACAGAAGCCCACCGTCCTTTAGGGGAGAAGTGGGAAGAGATGGGCGGTACTTGGGGTGGTAGATTTAACGATGGTAATCATTACAGTTGGGGAGAGTAAGAAATGTTATTAGAGATATTTAGTTTTGTAAAAGAGATATTTACACCGGCAGCAGATTTAATTGACAATCTACATACAAGTGATGAAGAGAAGGATACATTACGTAATGAACTAGCTAAGATTGAACAAGGGACTACGCTTAAGGTTATTGAGTATGAGGGTAAGTTATTAGAGGCACGTTCTAGTATTATTATGGCTGAGACTAAGAGTGATGCTTGGTTAGTTAAGAACTGGCGACCTATGACTATGCTAACCTTTACAGGTATTGTTGTATCATATTGGTTTGGTTATCAACCTACTAATATGTCACCAGAGACTTTATCTGATGTATTTGATTTAATCAAGATTGGTATAGGCGGTTATGTGTTAGGCCGTAGTGGTGAGAAAATCGCATCCACTATTAAAAAATAATAAATAACACGCATTAAAAAGCCCTCTTAATTGAGGGCTTCTTTTTGTCTGCTGTTTATGTATTATTTCCTATTCCTATAGTGATCTATCGTCCGTACAGCCCAAGTACCTATTTGGATACTTAACCATATAATAGACAATGTAGCAGCTAAAGGGGGTAAATATTCCATAAAGGAAGCTCCTGCTACTGCAGCAGCCCCAGCATCTACTCCGTGTTTCATTGTGTCAACGGTGTGTTGTTTCATCATTTCTCACCCATCTATCTACTTCCACTAGAAGATCTACTTCCACTAGAAGATCTACTTCCACCACGAGACTTACCCTCTGAAGCTATCTCATCAATTATATATCCTTTTCCGGGCATTACAAACATACGCTGTATATCATCTAATGCCTTAGTAGGATCTTGGTCTATTATTAGCTTCTTACCAGCTATTAAAACACGACCTATATCGGATACTGTAGGTCCCGCTATAGCAGCAGCGAAACCACCAGTACGGGTAGCTCCTGAGGATATTAAATCTTGCAGAAGACCTACACCACCAATTGATGTTACACCTCTTAGGTATCTCTCAGTATTGGTGAACTCTCTATCATCCCCTTTAACAACCCTACGTAGCTCGTCGATACTCATACCTATCGTACTTGCACCTCCAGCATACCATATTAAAGGTTGAGCATTCCCCCTTAGTAAGGGTTTTATAACATTATCCTTAACGAACCTAGATTGGTGGAATGCGAAAGTCTTAAACTTAGTAAGTAATCTACCATAAGGAGTTTGCCACCCTAGGGGTATCTTATCAGGAGTATTCCTAAAGTTAATATCATTTGAGAACCTCAAACCAGCTCTATATAAATCAGTATCCGTAATAGGTCTTTGTGTAGGTAGCCCCATTTCTCTCATTCGCGCTGTAATCTTTCTAGCCTTAGCACCCTTTATCTCACCTTGTTGTATCTTTTTAAACTTAGACATTAAATCTTCTGCATAAGCACGTCCTATATTAGCACCTAGTCTACGTTGTATCTTCTCAGCAGCAATGAATCCCGTATATTTAAGGACACGTTCTCCATGCTTACCAATACTACTTGACTCACCCGCAATCTCCATAAGTGTGGTCTCTAATGCTGCACCAGTGCGTTCTGAAAAATCACCACCCTCTTTAGTCAAAGCATTCTTAAATCCCTTTGAGAATACCTTTAGGGTAGTGAATGGGTTAGCAGTAAGATTACTCAATCTAGTAATACCATTTACTGTAGCCTGCATCATATTTAACATCTGAGCTGTTGATAACTTAGTGGCTGTCTCAAAGGAGGATGCAGATTGTAAGAACTTACGCTGCTGATCCCCTAATTTCATCGCACTTCTTATTATATCAGAGTTAGAGTCTCCTATAGACGTGTAGAATGTTTGTCTTGCCAACTCAGCATCCTTTGGACTTCTCTCTTTAGCTATACGGCTAAAGATAGCATCTGCATGATAATCCTGTACTAAGACACCCTTACTGTTGACACCATCAAACATCCGAGCTGACTCTATTCTTCTGTACGAATCATTATAATAACGAGCTACAACAGCAGAGGGATCTTTTACTAGGAAGGGTTCTAGTATATTCTCGAATTTCTCACTTATACTTCTAGGGTTTTCTAGATGTGAGGATCTTGAGTGATGGGATTTATTCATCATTACTCTTAAAAGATCTAGGGCTTGAGATTGGGACATTTGTTTCTCCCCATTCTTACCTGTCTTAGCAGCCTTTAAGAACTCAGATACAACATCCTTATCCCCCACTATAGAGTGGAGTGTCTCCTTCATACTACTACCATTAATACTTGTTTTTGTCCAAGCATCAACCCAAGCCTTTTTCCCCTCCTTTGAGGATAACAAATCCTTATCATATATACGTGGGAAGTAACCATCTTTTGATGCCTTCGCCTTCATTTTAGCTCCGGCCTTCCTAGTAAGGACACCTACACCTACAGCATCATCAATTACCTGATTAAACTCTCTTCTCATCTGTTTAGCGGCAGCCAGCACATGAGGTGAGGCTTCTGAGGGTTTCATTGTATGGTTTAATAGATTACGCACATCAGACATCTCTTCCTTATTCAAATGTCCTACCTTCTTTTCAAAATGCCACAGTCTATCTGCAACCTTAAGATCTATATTCTCTAAGGTTCTATTTAATCTTTCAGCTAAAGATCTACCAGCACTACCAAATCCTTTAATAACGGCAGTCGGAGAAGACCATATATGTGCATTAGCTAATACCCTAGCAGTATCATCATTAGCCCACTCACTCATCTTACCTATGCCTTTACGTGTATGTCTAAATGCTAAAGGCATTCCCATACCCAACATACCACCATATAATGCACCTTCTGGCCCGTCAACATAACCACCAATAGCAGCACCTACAGATGATGATGCAAGGTGATGAGATAGAGATTGGCTTATAGAACCCCCCTGATTGAGGTGATTACCTAGAGCAGCAACACCCTCTTCCTGATTCTTGACAGCCTTATCAAAGGAATCTAACATTACAGAATTAGGATGTATTGAATCTGTTAATATCTCTCTTTCTGTCTTAAGAGCTAGCTTCTCATACTTTACTGCCGACTTAACAGATTTAGAAGTTGTACCAGAGATATTATTAGTAAATGCCTTCTCAAAATCATCCTCTCTACCTATCCAACTATCCAATGATCTTTGTTCCCAAGAGTCTATAATTGTAGTCTCATTAGTACCTTGGGCTGTAGTAGGTTGAACCCCACCCTTCCTATTAACAAAGTAGGGTGCTGCGGTCTTTCCCGGAGAGGGGAGAGCCTTCTTCACCTCTGGGGAGGGAAGTACTTTAAGAACCTCTGGAGGTGCTAATCGTTTGACCTCCTTTGGAGAGGGTAGAGACTTTAGTACCTCTGGGGGCGGGAGGGCCATCTGCATAGCTTCCTCATGAGGAGCACCTTTTGCACGGTATTTCTTATATGAATCAATAACCTGAGCACCTACATACTTAATAGCAGGGCCTAGTATGGCCCCGAAGGAAGCAGCAATTCCTACATCAGATGCATGGATTTCACCATCCTCGGCCAAATTATACGCAGCCATATCAATAGCAGCGACGCCACTCCCAATTATGGCAGCAGCCTTATATGTTTGACCAATAGGCAACCAAGATGAAGGATCTGAAACAATTTGGATACCCTTAGCTGTTACTTCTGCTGCAATACTATCACTTAGATTATTTCTATTCTTTTCTGTTGATAACCTCACCCTCTCACTTCTTTCCAATTCAGTTTCAGATCTAGTACCTAAGAAGTTACCTTGTTCATCATATTCAGGAACAGCCTGCTTAACTGAGTTGAATAGACTTCTCCATACATTCTGGAGAACTGAGAAGCTATCATTATATTTCATCTGATCGCCAACATCACTGATGAAGTCAGATGCCTTAGTATATATATCCAAATCTTGAGCTTTCATTTGAGGATAATCTTTATACTCCTCAGACACCTCACTTCTTATAGAAGAGATGTCAGGCATCCCAGAGTTGGGATCACCACCATCCATCTCATTCTTATTACCCTCACGGATATCAGCTATATCAGGAAGATCACCACTTAATAAAGCACCCATTAATCAACCCATCCTACAAATGTATTACCATCAGCATAGAAAGATCTTCCGGTCTTTGGATCTATTAAAACATCAACCTTATCCTTCCACTCACTCTTCAATCCTATCTTATTCTTACCCCAAATCTCCTTATCTTCCTCATAATACTTAGTGATATGAGATCTAGATTGGTGTATATTCTTACCACTTTGTAGTAAAGTGTTAGAAGTAGATGCTAGAAGATTAAAATGTTCACTGTCCACATTATCAATATTTAGACCTAGAGATGAGGAAGCTATATCATCAGCAGTCTTGCTCATCTTATCCGTAGCCTTAGATTGATCTGACTGCTGTTTCTGGGCTATTGAATTATTCAAGACAGTCAACATATTATTACGGGCCTCACCCTCCGGCATACTCTTAATTATGGTTAGAATATCACCAAACTTCTTACCCTCAGGAGATTTAAGATTAAACCCCTTCCCCTTCAGTTTCTCATTAGCCTGTGTTAACCTATCAGCTCTATCCTGTTGTAGGTTAGCAGACTTAAGTAATTCCATACCAAGTCTCTTGTCACCAGTAGCAAAGACTTCCTCAGAGGTAGAACGAGTACCCTCTATAGTACTTAGGTCAGCTTGTCCCATAACATCCTTAGAGTCTCTTTTTATCTTTTGGTTATCAGCGAACTCTTGCATCTCAAGAGACTTTACTTGCATATTTTGTTGGGACTCCCGCCTCTTCCTACCTTCTGCCATAGCACCAATAACATCAGTACCTTGCTCTAGACCAAGACCCATACCCTGAGTCATTCTAAGAGTTAATTGTTCTAATATATTCATTATTAACCCCCCTGCCAACTCATGTTATTAAACATCCCACTAGTATCATATTGATTAGAACCACCACTCCAATTACCACCAGAGTCATAACTTCCTTGAGTTCCTTGATTCATACCAGTATTCTGTCCTCCCTGACCTAACCCAGTTTCTCCAGCTCCGGGGGAAGATGCACCACCTCCTCCGGGAACCATAGACATACCCATCTTAGCCATATCCTTATGGATACCAGCATATAGTTTAGCAGATGCTTGATACTTACCATAGACAGCACCAGCTCTAGCACCGGCCTTACCCATTATATTCTGTTGTAATTGACCACCATAGTACTGATCTAAACCACGACGAGCACCAAACATATCACCACGCCATCTATTAGATGCTTGATCTGCTTGCATCCCCATGTTCATAAGATTCCCATAGCCCTGTGACTTACGCCCATAGACATTACCATACTCTTCAGATGCTAGTCCTTGAGAGTATTGCTCAAGTCCCATAATTAAACCACCAGAGAATCTATTACCAAAACGAGAGGCACTTCTTTCACGAGCCTGTAAGCCTTGTTGCATCCTAAACTTGTACGCTGGATCTTGTTCTAATTCTTCTTGGGTAAGACCGCCACTAATTAAACCTTCATAATCAGCTCTAGCCTTATCCCCTGCTTCCTGCCAATCTTGGTAGGTAGAGAGACCAGCAGCCTCTGTAGCAGCTACATCTTCCCCTGCTATATCTCTTCGTGCTTCAAGATCAGCAGTACTCTCTGCATACCCTTTCTGTTGTTCATCAAGAGCACCAGCAATACCCTTCCTCTCTTCCATCATGGCTAAACCACCAAAGATAGAGAAGGTAGGTACTATATTAAATAAGAAATTGAGTAAGTTAAATTTAAACATTCTATACAGTCCTCTTCCACATATATACTACGATATACGGTTGTACAATTGTATGAGCACCATCACCACCTGTTGGGTCTGTATCTTTAGTATATGTTCCATCATAAAGACGAGCGGCTCCTGTTCCTGAACTACCTTGTGGAACTCTGTTGTTAGGAATATTGTGTGTATGAGAAGGCATTTCTGCTTCTGTTAATGTATGTGTCTTAGAACCACCAGTCTCTTCTACTGTATCAAAGTCAGTATCTCCACTATCTAAACCTATTGGAACCCGACCTGCACCAAAGGCAACCCATGTACCAAATCCTAGAAGTGTTGCTGGATTAGTAGATACAGAAGCATTGAGATATATAGATCCTACAGGATATGCAGCAGTATTTACTAAAGTAGTCAGAGTGGCGACAGTATAACCACTATCCTGTACATCATCACTAGCATCAAAAGAAGCTAGACTGTCAGTTGCAGGTGTACCTACAACATCAGGTTTATCATTATTTAGATTGGTAAAGTTAGAGTCCATCTCTGTATGAGATAAGGCACTTCCTTTTACTGATCTTATTACTATTGTAGCCATTAGTATGTATTCCTATTAATTATAATTTAGCCTTATACCGGCTTATCGCATATAACTTGCATTAGTTTTGTCCTCTAAAATCTATATATCCTGGAGTTTGTACAGATCCTGTAACAGTAGATGAACTAGAGAACATATAATAAAAACCATCCTGCTGTAAAGAATGGAAGACACTACAGCCATAATCGTAATTGTCTCTTGTAGGGGCTACAGTATATAAAGTATTTTCTAAGTCTGAATGGTAAGATAACGTTCCTCCCCCTGTCGCACCGCAAGTAGCAAACATTACTAAATTAACTATGCAATTTACCCCTAACGGTTTATATGTGTTTGCTTGATAAGTGCTACTAGTAACTACAGTTGTGGTAATTGTTTTTACGTCTACCCAAACAAAAGTATTCCCTTCTTGCACAAACGCATATATATTCGCACTACCGTCGGTAAGAACTGATCCTATTCTTCTATAGGAAGTTACACTATGGTCTGTTACACCATTAGCACATGTTAAAGATGTATCAAAAATAACATCGACTGTACCAGCAATAGTTACCAAGAAGACATGATACCAAGTACTATTTGCTACTGTTAAACTAGAGGATAAACCACCAGCATCATCACCTGTTGCCCATGATGCATCTATTTGTTTAGTCAGAATAGACCCCAACTCTAAAAGATCTGTTAGAGTAGAGTCGTAAGCATTACCAGTAGCTACATCTATATCATGGTCTGTATCTGTACCATTAGAAAGTGCTAATCCAGTAATGTGACTATATGTAGGGGTTGAAGCACTCTGTAGACTACTTACATCACTTTGTAGTGTACTAATATCTGAGGAATTACCAATAACCTTAATACGTAAGGTATTTAACCAAGTCCTCCATATTTCATTAAAGGATTGGATAAGTGTAGGAGTAGGAGCAATTTTTGACATTACACTGTCCCTAAGAGTATATTATATTCCAGAGCTTCTAATCTTAGAGTATCAGATCCTGAATATTCAAGTTGATAAGTTCTACGATTATACTTCCCTATTCTACTTAACTTTTCTCTCTTACTAGTATCTAATGTCCTAGTAGAAGTAAATGTATCATGATCAGTGTCAGACCACTTAATTGTAAGTGTTTGTGAAGAAGGAGTATAATCACTTACTATCTCTAAGATATTACCAAACTTATTCTTATTACTATTAGTATCTAAATGTCCCATACGACATACTAAATCAATATTAGTACCTCCCTCAGTACCGAATGGGGCGATATAGTCAGTAGTTGCATAATCATCTTGGTCTTCTATATAAAATTTAATAAAGAATGTATCTATTGGATCAAATGTACCTTTTAGGGTAATTAAGTCACCATTGGTTAATACACCAGAACCATACCTACTACTAGTAGATGTAGTCCATGAAATTACGGGGAACCCACTTACATTAGAAAGTTCATCCATCTCTGAAGTCCAAGGACCCCAAATACCAGTACTCCTATCATATATAAATGAGGCTATTGGGGAAATAGCAGAAGGAGTAGTATGTATAGTTAATGATATAAAACTATGTCCTCTACCAGAGAAACCTGCTATAAGTGGTAAGAATGAAGCATCAGCATATACACTAGTTAAATAAGAATTAAATTCAGAATTACTTATAGGACTTGCTTGGAAGTTATCTATAGAATATATACCATAATCACCACGTTGAGATCTACCTAGAAAGTAGACAACATCACCATCTTCCCATACACCCTGCTCATGTGGACAACCTATATTATAAAATATATCTTGTCTACGGGACAATACTGAACCCGTTGCATTAGCAGCATTATAAAAGAATTCAATAGTACTCTTACCAAAGGCAACTATATGATCTCTGTGTCTTCCTAAGAAGGTTCCTGTGTCTGGTTCTCTCTCAGCCTCAATAAAGTTTAAAGCATTCCAAGAAGTAGCATCATCAAGATCACTCTGCCAGATTACACCGCCTTCATCCATTATAAATAAGTAACCATCTAATACAGCTCCACCACCAACAATAGTACTTGGTAAATCTACATCAGTAACTTCTGCTAAGGTATCTCCAGAAGTAATAGTCCACACTTCATTATTCTCTGGATCTACTATAACTAAACGAGCACCTACCTCAAAGAAGTAGCATCTCCCTACACCAGAAGTGATAGTACCTACTGTAGTAACGTATCCACCTTTATATATAGTATCGTCATTAATGAAATAATCAGCACTATTAGTCTCCCAATAGAATATCCCTCTCCCTTTAACTTTAGCTACAGTAGTAGAAGCATCCACCACCATATCAATAGCAGGTCTCTGAGTAACTATAAATCTTTCACCTGTATCAGAATCTATCTTATCTACCATAGCATTCTGCATATAGGAAGAGTAACCTGTAATGGTACCACCACTAAAGTCAGATATCTTCATATCTCTTGCTATTGGTAGTCTAATTTCAGGCATTATGGAGTATACTCTGGTTGGAATTGGAAACCATCTTCTGTATCAAAAGACTCAGCTAACTTCTTATATTCCACAGCTAATCCCTTTATGTATACCCTATCAAATCTAGGAACACCATACTTAGTACAAGACAGAGCTGCAAGATTAAGAGCTAAAGGCAATAACCATTCTTGTGGATAGTCAGCATCATCAGTAGCTGAATCAAAATCTTCTAAGGTACGTTGTACCCATATCACTAAGTACTTATCAACTGTATCACTTTGAGGCCATACACTTAAGATACCTGTACCTACTTGTGGATCATACCATATTTGATTAACAGCACCATCACTACCCTTATTCGGTAGTTCTATATATTCTTGTCTACTTGTAGTCCATATTGGAGTATCTTGCTCAGAAGTAGAGTCTCGTAAGACAACATTAACAATCTTCATTGGACGATTAGCCTTTGAAGTATAGAAGTAGATTAATGTACCACTATCCATAGCACCAGTTAGTGCATCATTTAAAGTAAGAGTGAGTGTTGTTATATTTGTTACTGTAGTCCACTGCATTGTACCATCAGATAACTTAATACCTATATAGTCAGATACTGCCATATTAGTAACTGAGGTTACATCAATAGTAGTATCAGTAGCTACAGCAGCAGCAGTTGTAGTAGTTTGATTAAATTCATTAGAGAAGTGATCAGTAGTAGTAGAACCGAGATCATACTCTTGCTTATCCTTCTCTAAGTATACGTATAATTTTTGTAAGGCAAATAGGTTCAAACCCTCACCTTGCCAAGCCTTAACTAGCATATTAAGAGTACGAGCCATAGATGTTAGTTGGTCTGCTGAAGGAGTCTGTCCCTCTGCTAATACCCCCATCTGCTCTAAGGCTTCTATGATTATATCATCACGAGTAGCTGAGAAGTCAATTGATCCAGAAGTAGCCACTATAAAGTATCCTCATTAAATGTACCAGTAGGTATCGTAGTGTCTGCACCTTGCCCTGAGAGGGTTGGAGAGACATCTATTTCTGTAGGTTGTGGTGCTACTATTGTAGCTGCAATCTTATCCTTACGGGCTCGTACGAAGTCCTGAGGGTGTCTAGTCTCATAGTCCTCTGGGCATACTAATACACCATCCCATCTCTTCTTAATATCACTTGCATAGGTATCCATACCACATACCTGACATTCTACCCAATTATCCCCATCCTTAAATCCGGGGTTAGCTGTATGTTTATTATGAGAATTCATTATTCTACTCCTGTATTCCCAACAGTTCCCTTATCATTTATAAGGATAGAAATCATCCTTTCTAAGGCTGGCATTAAAGCTCGTAGGATAATCCCATTTGGTCCCGGTTTACTGTCGGCTTCTTGTCTGAAATTCAGAGAATCTATTTTATGTACCTTATTCTGATATACCCTAACATTCCCAGTATCAATAGCATACAACTTGAAATAAACTGTAACAACTAAAGAAGAAGGATTATTATTATCTGAACTAGGGGACTCAGAGAAAATCACCTCTGTAATATGTATATTGTCATATGTTAGTGCCGGTGTTGGTATCCCTGCGTTTACTTTAATACTCATCTTCTACCTCGTCCTCGACGCATACTACGTCTAACATTTTGTGCTGCTAACATACTTCCATTACGTACAACAGTAGCAACTATAACACAGGCAGGTTCCCACCATACGCAATCATCCCATACAGTAGAAGCCCATACATTTGCTTTCCATACACCATCAGTAGTCAGACTCATACATTAAACGGAGTACCACTTCCATCTCCAGTAATAGTTACTCCATTAACTTTATCAACATTAGAACCTAGATTCCCATTAGTATGAGCAACTTGTAATTCACTAACCTCTGAAGTAGTATCATCATAGGAAATAGTAGCTCCACCTGTGTTAGTAACCTTAAAGTTACCACGTACAGATATATTACCACCACTTGAAGCAGCCACTGAAAGTTGACCGTTTCCTTCTAGACTCATGTTGTCTGTACCAGTTGTGTCCTTATTATCAATTTGGATACCACCAGAGTAGTGTCTCATATTTAGATTTGTATTACCCACTGCTGCTCCAAAGTCAATAGCAGGAGTATTAGAGCCAGCAACACCGGACATACAACCCAGTAATAAGTAATTACCAGCAGCGGACAGTGTAAGGGTAGTGTGTAAGATACACTTGTGGAGATGGGCAGTACCAAGAGTTGTAGTATTAATATCACAATCTCTTAGTTGTATATCACCAGTCGGACTTGTTGCTATACCAGATACACTAGCACCTGTTATTTCTGTGTTTGAAAAGTCTTGTCCACCTAATGCCGCTGTCCACCCTACACCTTCAAACTTCTGTGAGGTCTGACTGGCTGCAAAAGTAATACTTGATCCCGGTGTAACTATGAAGCGAGAGAACCCTAATGAAGCAGCAAGAGTATTTGCATCTGCTATATTATTTACAGGATTATCTGGTAAACCATTAGTATAGTCTACAGCACCGGCAGTACCATTAACTGTATCAATCCAAATAGACCCAATGTAATCAGCTTCAACCTGACGTAAACGCCTACCCGCACTAGACGTTACATTATGCGTAGCCCCTGTCAGTACTTCATCCCATATAAGATCAACACCAGCAGCACCAAGGACAACACCATCGGTATCTGTAATTATATCTAAATCATTTTGTACTGTTGTAATAGTTCCCGGAATAGTTGTTCCTGTATCTACAAGAATAGAATCCACATTGGTATCAACTGTAGCTAAGTTAGTAGCTGTGGCTGCGTTATCAGTACCTCGCATAGTCTCTGCTGCTGTGTCTAAATCAAAGGCATGTTCAGCAGAAGCATGTCCATAAGTCTCAACACCAAGAGATACATCTAACCATATCTTAGTGCCAGTTTGATCAATAACATATACTCTAATACGAGCAGCACTCATCTCTGTTGCTGTAAGAACTAAAGAGTAACCAGTACCCTCATCAGTAGGAAGGTTAGTGGTATTCGCCTCAGCACCCTCGTCCTTCATAATCTTTAAGTCACCAGTAGCAAAAGTAGCATTGATAATTAAATCAATACCATCAGGAGCTACTAGGTCAAATGTAATTGTTTTAGATTGATTATACTTACCTAGTATCATTATACGTATCTCATCATCATTCTGCGTCTTAAAGGAGGAACTGAATCAGCACCTGCTGTATCTGGGAAAAATTCATTCACTAGAGTCCAGCCTGTTCCATTACGTGTTCCATCATAACCATTACCAGATTGGTCAGTCTCAGTAGCGTTACTTCCTCTGAAGCGTAAATCCAAGTAGGGAGAACCACGTACAGCATCTATATGAGCACCAGCAGCCAGTGTAGTAAGTTCTGCATCAGATAAATAATCTGACTCTAATATAAATACCTCACCAACTACATTACCAAAGTAACGTGTTGAGTTACCATCTGGTCTACGACCAATATTTAAGGATGGGAATGTATTTGCTGTATTAGCATTATTACTAAAAGAATTAGTAGCACCAGATACTGTATCACCTTCTTTTATCCAGTACGTGTAGATAGTGGAGCCATTACGCTGGACTACCATTAAATAGTCGTCAGTATTAATACCAGTAGTGGCATTACCGACACCAGTAGCAATATTCTGATTCACTTCTGTGCCAGTATTTCCA